CTCAGCTTAGATACTTATTAAAAATGTTCAGTAGGTTTAGACGATTACTCATCTTCCTACCTTATACATAAGAGATAATGTATTGGTTGAAAGGGGCTTGGAAAATAGGGCCGAAGGAGCTTCTCCTTCAGCTTGACACCTACCTTCTAGTTTCCCACCCCGCTAGACCGAAGCCATCGCGGGCCCACTACAGGTGCAGATTACACCTTTGTCGTTGAACGGAATGAGCGTGAGTACGCTATCCATCGTTCAACCAAAGCTAGCCCAATACCTAAAGATTTCTCTGAAGGAATCGAACTAACGTTGGCTAAACCAGGAATAAGCGCACTAGAATCGTCGAGTTCATCGACTAAATTCCACAGAGCCAAGATATCGACCTCACGATCGACACCTATCTCCATCACTTGGTTCCTAATTTGGTGAAGGCGAGTCAAACCATTCACGAAGCTCTCGCGGTAGACAACTCGATTCATGTAATCGAGGTCCTCGTCCGCCACACCCTTGATTCCAGGATGTGACATCAGATTCCGATAAGCAACTCCGCAAACCATTAACTTACCGCCCTCCCGATAGTGGGCAGTTGCTATAGAAGCATTATGCTTATATAACGACTCAACCTCTGTGAGATGGTTAAGGAGTCTCTCCTTTTCCTTCAACACAAAGGTATCCCATAACTGAGTCATGGCCCGTTCTGTCTTGAGATATGTAGACAGAATGGACTTCTGAGCCAGCCATGTGACCAGATCTCGGAAGGAAGGCATGCCCGGACCAGTATAGGCCACTAGGTAGTTTCTCAATCGACTAGGCATAGACCAAAGACGCGATGTCAGTGATCCCAACCGTTTGTAACCATACCCTAGGAACTTACAATAAGCTCCCAAGGTAAGATTGTATTTCCGAACTAGTTCCATACCGGCACCAAGATTTCTCTTGGCGACGAGGAGCTCTTTCAGAGATACTGCAGAAACGTCCTTACCTTTGTAAAAGGTACGTTTCGCAAACTCCACAGCTGTCCCATCTTTTGATATCAAAGACTTGTGCATACCAATACCTACTCCCAATGAAGTAAGTAAGTCTACATAAGCCCCCGCTACCTTGTGCCCGAGAATACAGATGTCATCACCTAACACCGCGTACTCCCGGTACCAGCTCCATTTCCTATTCTCCCTATTACATACCCGGTACCAAGCCCATTGTACAAGACAATGGTGAGTAAACGCTAGCATCGCCCAAGAGGATAATGCTCCCATCGGTTGCCCTACGGCATACCGGAGAGGAGTCATTGTCGGAGCTGGATCGGCTGGATCTTCCTTGATGGAAATCCAGTACTGACGGGCTGTCAG